ACCCCCCGTTGTTGTAGCGGGTTCGCCACAATTAACGCACCTTGGCGGGTTGTCGGCGGCGAAGAGGTCAGCGAAGTCATGGGCTAGGTTGTCAACCGTTGCCTCACCGTGGAAGACTTCGGCCACGTCCTCGTAAATCTGCTTACTGTGCCTACTCACGACACAGCCTCACTTGGCTCAGTCTCCTCAACGGCCTTAGCTTCTAGCTCCTCACCAGCAGCCTCATCGTCACACTCCATCTTATACTCAAACTCCTCCACCTCTCTCACGCCCTTACTCGTCTTGGTGATGTGACAGGCTGACCCCGCTGGCAGGCCTGACACCGTCACTTCTAATCCACCTTCAAACCCTGGCACACCCCTCATATCAAAGGTGTACCTGATGTTGCCACCGTAGGTCAGGTCACGGACAGGCTTGGCAGGCTTCACAAGGTCAGGGTCCGTGCGCTTGGACCCTAGGAAACTGTACAGCTTGTCCACGTCCGCATGAAGGGCGTCAGCAGCCTTCACATCGTCCTTGTCTACTGGCTCACTAGGTGCTATCTCCACCCTGCCGTAGGCCTTACCTGGCTGAGGCTGGTGCCTGCTAATCGAAACGAACCTGTATCTCCTACCCACAAACGAGGGCAGTATGGCCTCCAACCTGTCAACCACTACAAGCTCCTCTGTCGATATTCGTATCCAGTACATGGAGGACTTCCGCTGTTCACGGTAGGCATTATGCTCAGTCATCATCCTATCCTTTCTATTGGTACTGACTCAACAACGTGGTCAGCTAGGCGTTCAGAGTTCTGATGCCCCTCTAGCATATCATCTCCCTCAATAGCCTGGTGCATAGCCACGGCATACTCAGGATGAGAGATTGCTATAACGAGACCTAAGTGGAGTCCCGTTGCGAAGTTGAACCCGTCATCCTTGTCTCCAAGGCCTGACGTAACTAACGCTAATAGCCTCTGCCAGGGAGTATTGGGCGATAGTGTCTTAGGCATTTGGTATCTCCTCTCGTAGTTATGGAGGGGGCCACCACACCGAGGGTGCGGCGATGAGACTGCAACCTTGGGAGTGCGGCAGCCCCCATGAGGTTAGCTCCTGTCGGGGTCTTCGTTGGATGAGGCCTCTATCTCCAGCTTCGATTCCAGTATGTAGAAGGACTTATCGCAAGAAACAGCCTCATCGAACTGCTTGCGAAAACTCTCTGCAAACTCAGTCAGGTCGGTAGGATTGTGGCGGCTACTGACAAACTCCAAGGAGTACACTAGGTTACAGTGTACCATATCCTTGAAGGAGTGCTTAGACACAGCCTTCCGCACCATCTTAGGCTTTTGCATGGCTAGCTGGCCTCTATGTTGACAGTGATACGCTCAGGCGGACCACTAGGAAACATGGTCTGCTGGACGTAAATAATCCTCAGGTTGCTGTCCTCATCAGGATGGTCATACCTGTACGTGTTCTTCGTGGTGCGGGTCAGGGTCAGTATGTACTGCATCAATCTCTCCTTGCCTCAGATGATCTGATAGGCTTGCCGAGTGCGGACTCAGCCTGCGCAGCAGCCGAGTCAGCCCTTATCTCGTAGTAGTTGCCATCACCGTCGTCTCCTCCGCGCCGCCTGCTAGCCGCCCGTATCTCCAGCCTCAGAGCCTCTATCTGGCGACCAAGGCCGTAGGCAATCTCCTCTTTAATCATGTCAGGCTCTTGCATCAGTTTCTCCTTCTACGGCTTGATGCCGTCAGCTAATTCCTCTAACTCATTGTCTCCAAGCGAGAGGAGCCCATTGTCATTGAGGACATCATCCAGAGGTTCATCCACCCCCGCGTCCAGGTTGTCATCGAGGTACCTCAACGCAAACTCCACTATGATACTCTCACGCCTGTCAAGTGGGTAGACCATCAGTTTCTCCTCTCCTGCATCTTCAATGTCAGGTACTCCTTCATGGCGTCATCACGACGCTCACGACCTAGCCTAGTCAATAGCTCCTTCAGTTCATCTGTCGTCATTCAGGCATCCTCTCATTGTGATACACGAAGACCAACGCCTCCTCAGCCTCGCGCTGCCACTCTTCCGGTAGACTCTTTCTCCACGCTACAGCATTGAAAGGATACTGGTCGGCCACACCATCAGGAGGCTCACTCATGCCGAGCAGATCACCCATTGCTACCTGGGCTACGTGCCGTATGGCCTGTGCCTTGTCTACACTACCCTGCGGCATAGCATCCACCCCTCATCCTGCATCTTCTGGACCAGCAGTAACAGGTCTCTAGGAGTATCAACCTTCCCGTCGTGGACATTGATATACACTCCTTCAATAGCCACCCACTGATACCAGTCTACCTGCTTGCCCTTTATCCATGTGGCGGTGACTATCATTGCCGGCCTGCCTCACCATCATCATAACCCTCATCATAGCACCAGTCGGCTAGCATCAGGACTAGTCGCCTTAGCCTAGTGAGTATAGGTGGGTCAACAAGCGTTGTAGAGGTGTGAAGTATACCATCTAGTGTACGCTTATCCTCCGCACTAGCATCGGCATCACTGAGGAACTGGGCGATCAGGTCTGGCTGCTCCTCGTCTGCTGTCTGTTCGTCAGTCATTACAGAGCCTCTATTGCCTCTTGTAGCTCGCTAGTCCGTTGAACGTAGTCACCCATGTAGTCTGAGGGCACCTCTCGGACAGCTTGAAGAAGCTCCTGCTCCGCAAACTCTGTGGCCTTCTTCAGGGTTTCTGCCTGCAAGTATTTGCTGACAGCTCTTAGGACTCTAGCTTGGGCATCCATCACGTATCTCCTACGAGACTACTAACCTCTATCACTCTTCTGTAGGCTGCTGTCATTGACAATCACCTCCCTTCTCATAGTTCTGCTTATCCTTTAGGATGGTTGGTCTGGTCACACTCATAGGCTGTGTGGCCTAGCTTCCTGCACTCTATAACGAGGACGTTCCAGAAGGTATCGTTATAGTCTGTCGCCTGTTCCACCGTGGCTCCCTCGTAGCCTATCTTCTTCATAATGTCCAGCGCCATGTTTGCTGCATCCTCGTTAGGATATGAAGGTTCTACGATGAGTTGTGCGATTAGCTGCTTCTGCTCCTTGCGGAGCGATACGTGTCCTGTGCCTGCTGCCATGATCTCACCTCCTCTCTACTGATCGACTCAGCGCCGCCACCGAGGACGTCTTAGCCGAGGGAGTCGAACCCTCCTCGCCACTAGTGGCAACCTTCCGAGGTAGCTACTCAGCAGCGGCGCTCAATCGACCAGCCTACATACTGAACAAGTATACTACGATGACGCCCGTGAACATGATGTATCCTATGGCTCTAAGCATTGAGAGCCTCCGCTGGAACCGTCATTTCATCGACCAGCCTACCTGTGGATTTGATGTAGCGCCTTAGAGTGACCCTAGTCACCGGCTCACCATCCCATGTAAGACGGGCTACCCTCATGGTATGCACGTAGTTGGCGTTACGGTCAATCTCTCTTTCACCTTTATAAGACTTGGTCATAGTGATTCCTTCCGCTACTTACTGCGTGGTGCGCCGCACTTGCGACACTGGTTAGGACTGGTCAACTTGCTGTTCGAGGTTGGGCATTTACTACAGGGCCAGCTACTTGCCATGATGGTTTCTCCTCTCACTACTAACCGCTAAGGAAGGGGGGACTCTTGCGCTTCACATGATGCACCTCACTAATGCTCCTTACATTATAGCACAGGTGCTTGATGCTGTCAAGTGTTTAGCTTGACATAATCGAAAGAACTGTTGTTCTACACTGCCCAGCACTACAGCCTACACTCATAAACAATAACACTACCTCAGCTAAATGCTAACCCGCCTATACAATTAAGCCTACACCTCAACAAAGGCTCATCTGCATACTCACTACCACAATAAAAGAATCCTGCAAGTTGACATAATAAACCCGCACAGCATCCCGGACTATGCTACAATCCTATCAGGCAGTGGGAGAGAATCACGGTTCTAATACACTCCCAGAAAGGGGATGACAACATGGCAGAAGAGACAAAGGCTCCTCCGACTGTAGCAGAGTTAGAGGGGAAGGTACAGCGTCTCACGAACCAGGCAACTATTGACGGGCAAAATGCGCTTGACGCTGGCAAAGCATTTGCGCAGGCTGTCAAGTCCGGTGACGTTGACCGGGCGCTAGAGCTAGCTGACGCGCGTGGGAAGGCAAACGCTGCGCTTGGCAAAACTAACAGCCAGCTCAAGACGGCTACAAACGCTGTCAACAGTCAGAAGCTACAGGCCAACGCTGGCAAGCGGGCTGACATCCATGACGCTATGCGTCAGGACAAGTCAGTAGTCGGCCACGTCAAGGCGCTGTTCGCTCTTGGCGCTGACTGGGTTAATTTTGAGGAGGGCGAAGGCGATGAGATCATCGTCAACAGTGGTGGCGCGGACATCCGTAAGACACGCGCACCTGGTAGCGGGGGTGGTGGCAATCGCGGGACTGCAAGCTGGGAAGTTGACGGGCAGTCCTTCACTTCCCGCGAGCTGATCGACGCGCATCCCGACTTGCTCACCGACAAGGTGCGAGAGCATTACGAAAGCGGTAACTTCCGCGCCTTCAGCATGACAAGGGAAGCGGAGCGCATCCACGAGAAGCTAACCTCAGGCAACTAGATACCAGAAGCCCCTTGCTACCATCCCACTGCCGGCAAGGGGTTTCTTCATGGTCACTAACATTGTGAAAGAAATCACAGGCTATGCGGGGCGACACTCCCACGCTAGCATCCTACTACCTGAACACTAATACCAGCATCCTACAACGCCTATAGCTATGACCACGCCAGCACACCTACAACACGGAAAATAGACTCACTGCGAGATTTTTATCAAAATTATTTTTCCCTGACCTCCTCAATAGCCAATTTGATAGCCGCCTGCGTGGACCTGATATGCTCGGCAAACACAGCCAGCTTTTGAGGAGTATACTCGATGCCATGTGCCACCTGGTGGTCATGTTTGCGACACAGCCTGCACTTCTTAAAGTGAGCTACAATGTATTTACTAGCAGGTAGACCTGAGTTCCAAGATTCCATATTATTTTCCCACCCTTTTAACAACCTCTAAGATACGCTCCCTGGTCTGACCGTAGTCCATCCAGTCGTACATACCGCAGCCTTTGAACTGCCTCTCCGCAGCACAATACTTGCATATACCTACAGGTTCAGCGCCTATGCCAGGTATCATCCAGTGGTGCTTGCCTGTAGGTGATGGAGAGCATAGTGCCGCGGCCTGTCTCTCTACGGGTAGCATGAGCCATCTGATAGATTGCAGTGACCTGCGGATTCATAGCCCTCTAGTCCCCAGTTAAGGAACAGCACCAGGGCCAGTAGTAGGCCTAGCACGACAGCCCAGATCAATATAGCAGTCAATGTGTCCTTCATACCGGCAACTCTACGTGTGAACTGAGCCTCATGCAGATGCCGTCAGTGCCTATCATAAAGCCACAGTAGTTGCAGTGGGTGGGCCTGATAGTCTTAGTATTTTCTCTGGTTCTCTGGTGTTTACACAAGTCACACTTACCTTCATTATCTATCACGTAGCCACAGTTAGGACAGCGCCCGTCTCCTCTAGCGCACCATTCGTTGTAGGGGTGGTGACAGACTATACAGTATGCGTCAGGTGCAGTCTTACCCTTGCAGCATTGACAGTCTAGTGTGTATTGCATAAGGACCTCCCGTACTCCAATTTCTTTAGCGTAGCGCCTATATCCAGGGTGGTCCTGTGGTTAATACTCGCAGGGCCACCTACAGCATCTAGTTGTTTCACTGTAACAGCAAACCGATTATACAGCTCCTCCAACTCACTACTCTTAGGTGTGCAAGCTTCTACCTGTTTGAGTATCCTCACACGCTTCTTACATAGGGCCAGCCGCCTCTTCTTGTCCTCTGGCGGTATCTGCAAGCCCGTGCCCTTGGGCCTACCAGCTTTCTTACGTCTGTCCTGTCTGGATACCAACTGTGTCAACAACCACATACCTAAGCACTTGATATGCAAGCGCCAGTTATGATACCAATGCTTACCTGACTTCTTAGCTGTGGCTTTGATAGTGATGGTGACATAGGGTACTCCGGCCTCCAGTAGATCATCACACTCCTCAAAGTCGCATTCTCCCTCGTTCCTCTTCTTCATAACCTGTATGCTACCGAACTTCATTGGCTCCTCATGTCTACGTTATTCGTGCTATCTTATCTAAGAGATAGTATATCACGGGTAGACAAAGTTGTCAATATCGAGCAGGTGTGTTAGCGCATTATCAATTCAATGTCTACCCACTGAATACCTATGTTTCATAGAGTAGTATGATTAACGTAGACATTCCTCTCCAAAACACACTAACATACTACACCGTACTACTAACTACTATAGCACACTACGCTATACTTGCTTGACTTCCGCCCGTCACCGTGTTATAATGATAGTGGAGGACAATTAGATGACATCCCCATCATCTCCTTTCGGGCTGGCAGTCTCTCTGGGCGGTGGGTCTGCCAGCCCTTTCAGGAGCCTACTATGCCAGAGCTAGTTAGTATACAATCAGGACCAAAGCCTGAACCTGAACACAGCGTACAAGTTGTAGAGTCAGGTAAGTCCGACATAGAGCCTGACGACTATGAGGAGATGCTAAGGGCTAGGATACCTCTAGGCAACAACCCTAGGAAAGCATCCTACCTGAGTTATAGAGCAGCAGGGTTTTCAGTCCGTGAGTCCTGTGCCCTAGTACCTGTTACGTTCGGCACCGTTAAGGCTTGGCGTCGAGATGATGAGGAGTTCCGTGGTTGGGAGTCGGGCGAGAAGTTGTCCTGGCTGCAATCCAATGTAGCACACGACCTCACTCAAATGGAGTTCATGAGGAACTTCCGGCTGTGTCTCAGACTAGACAAGAAGGTACTTTACAGGGCTGCTCTCAGCCTCGAATCTCTAACTCCTAAGGAGATGGAGATACTTAAGGTCATCCGCAAGCACTACACTCCTCAGGACATCATAGCTGTGCAGAGGGCTCTACAGCCTGAACCGGATCACCTGCCACCTGGCAGTTACAGAGAGACATTGACGGTAACTGTAGAAGGTACGGTTGTGGAGACTGAGAACGCTAGGCGTGTAGCTGCGCGTGAACTGTTGGACAACTTTGAGTCAGGTAAGCGAGCCCTGGCAGCAGCAGAACTGGTTGAGAAGAACCCTGAACCTGGCAAACCACTTGAAGGTGAGGTTATCAACTAGTGCCTGGGAAACAAGGCTATCCTGGAGATACGGCCTTAGCCCTTGGTGGGCATTACGTGCTTGCTCGCAGTGCTAACTCTGACCTGCTCAATCAGGCAGGCAGGGCTAAGAAACTAGTTCCTGATCTTGTTTTCAGATGCAGCGACTATAGCACTGACGATGAGGCTGTCCAGGCCGCGATAGACGCCCTGCCCGATGCCAGTGGTAAGGTGGTACTGAGCGAGGGAATCTTTACGCTGGCTGCTAGTTTACTAATTGCTACAGGCAGGCCTCTAACCCTTGTGGGCCAAGGGAGAGGCATCACGACCCTGATACTGGCTGACGATGTTGATGACCACATCATTAAGCCTGCCGGTGCCGTAACAGGTTGCAAGTTTGAGGACTTCACGCTAGATGGCAACAAGGACAACCAGTCTGCTGGCGCAGGGATCAGTTACGATGATATGGTACACGTTACCACGTTCAGGGTAGAAGCCAAGAATTGCAAAGCAGCAGGCTTTGGTGGTGCAACCAGTCACACAATAACTGACGGCCTATGGATAGACTGCCTCGCTCACGACAACGACACGTTCGGATTTATCATAGGGCTCACATCCGATAGGTGTCGTTTAATTGTGTGTACGGCTGAGGATAACGGGAGCCTCGGTATTGCCCTGGACGGCTGTGTAGACAGTATGGTACTGGCCTGCACAACTCTAGGCAATACGGATGATGGCATTGAGATATTCTCAGCCACTCGTAACAAGGTTATAGGCTGCACCTCGCTGAACAATGGTAGCAAGGGAATAGATGTGGCTACCGGAGGCACAGATGTCCTTATTGCTGATAACATTGTAAATGGTAACTCAGGCCTTGAGATAGACCGTGGTATAAGCTCCACCACAGTCGTCCGTAATAACATAGGCCACGTCACTGAGAAATCGGGCACTGCCACCCTTGTCAACGGACAGACTAGCATTGCTGTCACCCACGGCCTCGCTGTCACACCTGTAGCAGGTGACATCATGGTTACACCTATAGAGTCCTGGGGGAACGTGCTCAAGTTCTGGATCAGTGCCTACAGCAGTACCACCTTCACCATCACGGTTGACCAGGACCCTGGAGCAGACGTGGACTTTGCCTGGAAAGCAATAGTATTGTAATGCCTGTAGCTACGGAGCCCCAGAGTGAGCTAGCTGTCCGAGCTATAGCAGCCAGGGACGGTGATGCTCGCACCTATGCCAAAGCAGTCCATCACCGTGAATATGAACTCTACCAGGATGCCTGGGCTGAGGCATTAGAGACTAGCAACAGGACTGTGATCGTCTGCCCTCCCGATACCTACAAGTCCACTACAGTCCGAGACTTCGTGGAGCGTGAGATAGGCAAGAACCCTGATGTCCGCATCCTATGGATAATGAACACTGGGGAGCAGGCCCAGATACAGGTTATGGCTATCAGGTCCACTATTGAGAGCAACAATGTTTACAGGGCGGCATTTGACATCAGGGAGGACACTGACGCTCAGTGGACTAAGAATGTCCTGTTTGTCCAGCGAGACATTGAGGACCCTGATCCTACACTCATGGGAACAGGGCTGAACGGCCCGTATCAGGGACTCCACTTCAACATCATAATCATAGATGACCCTACAGACCAGGATGACGTGAAGAGTCCGACCACTATGCTTGCTCAGACTGAGAAGATCAGAGGTGTTATCCTCGACCGCCTGATGGAGGATGGCAGCAAGTTCTATCCTCATGCGGGTCGCATTGTAGTCATACTAACCCGATGGGGACAGAACGATCTAGTGCCCGTGTTCAAGGAAATGGGGTTCACTGTCTACGAGATGCCTATAGTCGGCCCCTACCCGTGGGGACCAACACTCTCCCCCACGCGGTTCCCTATGGAGAAGGTCCAGAGGATACATAATGACAAGGGAGACATCCTATTCTCCCTCACATTCATGTGCAATCCTCAAGCTGTCAGAGGCAATGTCATACTCAGAGAGCATATTTCCTACTGGACCGCAGCTCTCATACCTGAACATCCTATGCAGTTTGTCATGGCGATAGACCCTGCTGCATCTACTAAGGATCACGCAGACTACTCTGCAATAGCCACTCTAGGCGTAGACATCAAATCCAAGTGGATATACCTGGTGGATATGTGGGCTGGCAGGGTAGAGACGCCTGACCTGGAAGCCAAGATAGTCCAGATAGCCAAGCGTACAGCAGGCCTCCGTACTGTAGCCTTGGAGACTGTAGGCTTCCAGCTTAGTTTGTTACAGGGTATGCGCCGCCGCTACCATCTGCCATTCAAGGAGATACCCTACAGGACCAAAAAGAACGTGCAGACCAAGGTGCTAGGCATAGATAGGGACAAGACTGGCCGCGCCATGTACTTAGATGCTCTGTTTGCCTCCGGTAGACTGTTCATACCTAAGGACCTGCCTCTACTAGATGGTGTGTCTCTGGAGGATGAACTCTGTTCCTTCTCACCTACTAACAGCCACCGCAATGATGACCGCATGGATGCCCTAGCTATAGGTGCTGTCATGGCAGAATCCCTAGTAGCCGGCGGCAACTACGAAGTTAGCCTGAGAGGTTTCTAGTGTGTGAAATAGCTGGTGTACCTGGCAGATTGGCCATCTGGAGTTTGAGGAACCTGAGCGAGGAAACTGTACGCTTTAGGTTCAACATGGCTAGAATCCTTATGGAGAAGCATCGGTGTGCTGAGGCACTGGCTGTACTGCAGGATAAGAGGCCCTAATGCCTGACATCAAAGAGCTAGAGCCAGCAGTATCTCCTCAATACGTCAGTCGTCTACTGGAGGAGTTCCAGCGCGAGTTTGAGGGTCTCCACATCAAGATGAACGAGATAGAGCAACTGCGTCACTACGAGGACCCTATACAGCTTCCCACGGGTGAAAAGTCATCGGGCCTAGAAGTCCGCATCGGTGCCACCTCTGAGCTGATAGAGAACATCAAGGCTTCACTCACAGCTAACGCTCCTAACGTAGTCTACACAACTCTCCGTACAGGTGACCCTGCATCAGAGAACACTAGCAAGAGGGAATCCTTCTGGGGCAGGTTCCTCAAACGAAACGCAGCATTTAGAAGAGACCTAGTAGACGCCCAAGCTGGTCTAGGTGTAGGTATCATCAAGGGTGTATACTATCCGTGGCCTAAGAAGGAGCGCAAGCGTAACAAAGGTGAGTCTGACAAGGACTATAAAGACCGCACCAGGGCTCTGAAACGTAAATGGGGGCCTCCATTCCGTGTCATCACCATCCACCCTCTAACCTTCTACTGCCACCGAGGGCCTGAGAACGAAATCATTGAAGCCATCGAACACGCCTGGAAATCCAAACGCGAAGTCTACCCTGCTTACGGCCTTGACACGGATGCAGAACTCAGAGCCTATCCCGAAAGTCTCAGCGCAGAGGTTGTACAGGGAGTTGCTGCCATTGAAGGTCAGCCTGACCAAAACATCCGTCCAATGGCATCAGGCTTAGACACCTCATCAATGGTCCTTGTCACCGAGTATTACCGTGCGAAGTCATTGTACTCTAAGGGCATATATCAGGTCTACCTCAATGGTCGCCTAGTCCACCAGGAAGTCGGCGACCCCAGTTGTAAATACTTCCTCTGCATAGGTCGTACCACCAGTAGCAAAGACCCTGACAAGCTAGGCATCTCAGTAGCCGAGGGGTTCCGCCACAACGAGCCTCTCATTAACCGCTCACTTACTCGCATGGGTGAGGCTGTGGACCTACTAGTCCGTAAGCGCCTTACACTAGAAGTGCCTGATACCTTCATACCTGAAGAGGTACAGGCTACTGGTGGTGCCGAAGGCGAAAGCAACGATCTAGTACCTAAGACCTACAAGTTCTCAGCCGAAAAGTCCACAACCCTACCACCTGGGTCCAAGGTCGTAGACCCGTTCGAGGGAGTGGATAGCGTCTTCGGTGCCATGCCCTACATACAGCTCCTAATGCAGATCATGGGGCAGCACGGTGTATCCCCTATCTTCAAGGGTGAGCCACCTGGTGCCGCCGGCTCAGGCTATCGTGACAACTCCCTATACATGATGGCGAAATCTCAGTTTGAGTACCTCATAGAGTCATACTCAAATTGCCTAGTCAGCCTCATCGAGTGGTTGGAGGAACAGACAGTTTCCCGTGCTCGCCAGGAGATATGGGAGGGTGACCTCTCACTCACTCCCAAAGCTATCAGAGAGTTTCCTGTCACTATTAACGTTGACATTGACCCACTCCTCCCACAGAACCTCATTGTAGAGGGTCAGTTCTATGACCGGATGCACACACAGGGCCACATCACTAGGCGTACTATGCAGGAGAAGGGACTCCGCATAGACCAGCCTGAGATGGAAACCAGAGGCCGCTGGCTTGAGGACCTGCAAGAGATGATGAAGCCTATACTCTACCAGGACGTGCTACAGACTGTAGGTGTCTTACCTCCACCCGAGTCCCAACTAGTAGGACCTGATGGTCAGCCCGTATCATCTACAAATGGCAACAGTGGCAATATGCTCGGTGGCGCTGGAGGCGGAGATGCCCAGGCCAACATAGCCCAGATGCTACAGGAAATGGGAGGCCGCACCCGCCAAGGTCAACCTCGCCAGCCACCAGAAGAGTCAGGATCACTACCTGGAAGTGAGCAGCTCTAGTGCCTCTAATCACTGGCCCTACACTAGACGAACTGGCTAAGGAACTAACTGCCTGGTACATCAAAACCAGGGAGCTTCTCATCCAGGCTCTTGAAGAGGGTTATCCTTATGGCAGTGCCCCGCTCACGCCTAGAGAACAGATAGACAGGTTCATCTCCATGACGCCTGAAGACTGGCAGGACCTAACGGCCAAGCTGATCGACCGCCACCGAGGTAAGCCTGACGCCGAGGCTCTTGCTCGCAAGGACTTAGAGGAGTACATCAACAAGATGAACAGCATGGCCTTCTCGAGGAGAGGTGTGTAATGGAGTTTTGGTCTGATAAGTTTGGCAGGGAAATGTGGGTGTTTGACCCTGGTGGCCTACCACCGTGGCGTAACCTCCAGACTGGAGTGTATGCCGACAGGAAGCCCTCCAGTGTGAGTACACAGTTTACACCATCAGGTCCTTACTCTGCACAGGACGCGCAACTATTCCCTTACGCTGACCAGCATATCCCAGGCTTTCCTAGTGCTACGGGCGGCAGAGCGGTCTCACAGCCTGCTACAGCAGCCATAGCAGGGCCTCCGGTAAGTCTCGCTCAGGCACCGGCACCCTCTACTCCATCAGCTCTAGGCCAGGTCCCTGAACTAAACCCTGATGACTTCTACTGGAAGTGGGATGTAGCATCAGGCAACATGATACCAGCTAAACCAGGTGAGGCTGGAGCTACCTTCAGCAATACATGGTGGGCTGAGGCGAACGCGGCCAGAGCTGACGTTGCGTCAGGTGGGGGCACGGGAGGACGCACTGGCCCTACCGCAGCCGAGCTAGCTATACAACGCTCTCAGGTAGACGCTCAGAACCTCGCTACCTTCATCAGTGGCACTATCGCTGAACTGGAAATAGACGTGGACTCCAAGCGCCTCAGCACTGAACAGGCCCTTGGTGAGTTCAATAAGAGATTGGATGCTTTCGCAGAAGCAGGTTCTCAGTTTCAAGGTATCCAGCCGTATACCATTCCTATAGGTGCTGAGTACATTCCAGGGTTCGGACCTGGGGAGATAGGTGAGCGCCTGGGGATTGAGCCTCGCAAAGTTGAGGCTATACAGTTTGATCCTTTTGCTATGGCAAACCAGATAGTAGCCGAATCGCAAGACCTAACGGAGATAGGTGTACCTGAAGGCGGTGCCCTTGATGAAGCCAACCGGATAGCACGACAGTTCTTAGGAGTTTAAGATGGCTGAGTTAGTCTATCAAACCTGGGAAAGAATCACAGGCCGCCCGTGGTCAGACGCCCGTGCAGGTGGATTCACCGACGGGAGCTACAACGCTAATATAGACCTCCAGAGGAGACTGTTGGAAGGTTGGGACCCGTTCGCGCCTGCAGCACCTGCACCAGCTCCTTCTCCATCACCTGCTCCAACTCCTGCACCAGTCGCTACTCCTCCACCATCCAGTGTAGGCCCTGTGCCCGTAGTCCCTGGCATTACAGCAGAGCAATGGGCGGCTATGCTGACTGAGCAGAACAGGGCGGCTGAGGCTTCGGAGGCACTCCTTAGTGAAGCTCAAGCCGACGCTCGCCGCGTTCAGGAGGCTCAACTAGCAGCTAACCCTGCTGACTTCGTAGCCTATGAGCTATACAAAAGGAGTCTAGTAGAGCAAGGCTTCACACCTGAAGGCCGTGTAAGATCGGATGAGGAGATTCAAAGCCTTGTTGCATCGGTGCTACCTCTCGGTGAGGTAGATGCTATAGGCCAGGGCCGATTCAATGTTGATATTCCCACCACTCAGTCTATAAGCAGGTCTGAGCTCCAGGGTCTTAGCAAGACCGCGATAGACACACTCTCCAGCTTTCTCCGTGGAGGAGTAGACACTGGTGAAGGGCAATTCCAGGGTGTCAACCCTGCCGACTTCTTCACTGAATTAGAAGAGGGGCTAGTCCCTATACTGCCTGAGCAGCGAACCCAGTTTGTATTCTAGGAGGAAGAGCATGGCCGACCACGATCCAATCGAGGACGCTCTGAACGCGAGAAAACGGCAAGCCCGACTTGTTGAGGCTGGAGCGGCAATCGGTACTCCAGATAGGAACGCTCTGGACATCACTAGGAAGTTCCTAGGAGGTGGGCAGGGCAATCAGCAGCTACCTGGTCAGGCCTCATCCGTAGCCGGTAACAGAGCCTTTGGTCAGCAGGGACAGCGAAAGCGTCCAGGTGGTGACATCATCTCACCTCTATCCACCGGCCCATTCGTGGCCCCGACAGGTATTGCACCTGAACGAACCGGAGGCTCTCTTCAGGATGCGTTCTTCAACCTCCCTGGACCTGTGGGCTTCGCTAGCACTCCTCAGGGCCGAGCCATACTACAGCGTATACTAGGCAGTGTGGGAAGGCGCAGGTAACATGGGCCGACTATGGGAGTACGAGAGTAGGACCTCACAGCGGGATTCCCGTCGTGCGGACTTCACTCGTAGCACTCAAACCTCTGGCTTCCACAAGATGCTTCGTGACTCCTTAATCTCTCGCGGCCTAGACCCTGACATAATCCCCAACCTGTCAGCGCCCCCGTCAGTGACTAAGCCTGTGGACAGAGAGGTTGTTAAGGATGTGGTGCCTAGCAATAGAGTCCAGGCTGCTGAGACAGCCTTACAGACCAGGCCTAGAACCACATTCATCGAGACGGAAGACCCTGAGAAAGAATCTGGTGGTGGCTTCCTCAAGAGGGCTTTGGGTGGAGCTGCTGATATTGCAGGTGATGTACTAGGTTCAGCTCCAGTTAAGGTAGCTCTCTCTATCCTAGACGTTGCCGATATACCTAGACGAGAGGTGGGCAAGCCTATCGCTAGAGCCTTGCTGGAACCCTTAGCTCTGGCTACTGAGGCTGCCGATGCTATCTCACCGGATAATCTCTCAGTCCTCCCCCGCATCTTCCCTACTGGTGGACAGCTCCGAGGTGCTACCGCTGTAGAAGTCCTGTCATTCATCACCGACCCTATTAACCTCATCCCTGGCATAGGCTTCACTAAGATGGTGCATCTGCGAACCGTTGCCAAGGTAGCTCTCAAGGGCGGGCGTCTCAGCCTCAAGGACACTCAACTGCTGCGTAAGGCTACACCTGTAGCTCAACGTATGCTAATTCGGGAAGCTGACGAAGCAGCAGGTGTAACCAGGGTTTTCAAGGCAGAGGGCTCAGACCTGATGTTGCCTAGAGGATACAAGGTGGTTCCCCATACGCTAAAGTCTGGAGCGGATGTAGCCTACATGAAGGAAGTAGGCGGAATAAACATTACTGTCACCAGGAATCTTTTCAGGGCTGAGGAGCGCAGGAGACTTGGTGGACGTGAGCTGTTAAGGCCTGCTATAGGGAGTGACATCTCTGTAGATATACTGAGGACTCAGGCACCAGAGAAGCCGTTAAGGAGCCTACCTGAGGTTCTTAATGAGGTCTACACCATCACAAAGGCTAACCCACACTTACCTGTAAGGTCCAAAGTAGGCAACGAGGGACTAATTAGACTCTTAGAGAGGGCAGGTTTTGCAGGTGAGAAGATAGAGGGTGTGCAAGGTAAGAGGTTCACTTTCACCACCGAGAAGTTGGCTGAGGTACTAGGGATACGTGGGCCTGAGCTGGCTCCCTCTGGTGTAACTCTAACTGGTCCTCAAGCCGCTCGTAAACTCATAGGTGGTGATCTTCCTGGCATCCGCGCACTCAGTCGAGAAGAGGCTCAAGCCCTAACCGCCAAGGTCCCTATCCACGAAAGCAACACTGTCAAGAACCTCCGCAACACAGTAGCCGGTGAAGGCCACAATCCACCACCACCACCTCCACCACCGCCACCTCCAAAAGATGATGATGAATGGGCTACCTATAAAATGGAGGTCAGGTGTTTGGCTGCCGGTTTTTACTGGTGGGAGGGAGCTTGTCACGAGAACCCCAAAGTGGTTACTCCTGGCGTACCTAATCCGGTTAAGGAATTTTCAAAGCAGGTAAGCGAATACTGTGCTACTATTCCATTGACCAGACCACTTGAAATTATTAACTGCGGGATTTTGACGGCAATACTAAAAATAACCGCAGATGTTTTTGATTTCCTGGGAGCTAAAAGATAATGGGTGCAATATCAGAAATCGGGAATGAGCTTTTTAATAATAACGCCGGTGTAGCTTTAAGCATTGACCCGGTAAGGTTGTGGATGAACGAAGTTGAAATCATGGAATACGTTAACGCAAATTATTATACTTATTTCAATCGTATTGAAAGTATCAGTGAGGGATGGTCACAGGAAATAGCTGCGATTGCTATAAGGATGCAGCACAACATTGTCGGGCCTATCCTTGATGATATGCGAATTGAGATGGATTTGAAGATTCAAAAAATGCTTAGTCTTGAGGGGAATTTCTGGCAATTTGTTATAAACAGTCTGGGGGCGGTTTACGATAGTACAACATCTACTTATCGGATTGCCGATAGCGGGTTTATAGGTCAGACGAAATTACGTCTATCACGTCTTGAGGAACAGTCTGACCCGTTCAGCGACACACAGCTACAAAAACTGAATTGGCTGATAGACAATTATGATAATTTTAACAAGCTGATTACCGATGATATAAATTACGTGATAACTGAGGTAATGAATAGGATTGAACCAAGAATCGAGCAGATGATTTCCTTTCAGATCGCGCCGTTTAACAAACGGCTGGTTGCGGTTGAAGGAGCATTGAACAAAACTCAGTTCTGGTTTTATGATATGCTGCTGGACATTTGGGCTTTCCTGGCGGGCGGGAGTATCCTTCCGATTGACCAGATTAAAGATACCATGCTTACGATCGGTGAATGGTTTATTGATGAGATATTCGAGATCACCGACCCTCTTAAAGAACGCATTGAAATACTTGAGGCAGGGGGAGGGACGGGCGATGGTCTAACGATCTTCGAGATTATCCGGCTGATTGAAATTGAGTTGGCAGCAATACAGGGTTTTAGCGATTCGCAGGAAAGGCGTATTAATACTATGATTGCTGGTG